CGGTTGACACCATACTTAAAACCAGCTCCTTGCTTATTCATTGTTCAAACCAGCCCCATTCCGTTAAATATGCAAATCCCCACCATTACACCCACCAGGGCGAGGAATATCCGGTGTATTGGCCGGGGATATTTATTCGAGAATGCAAGAAGTACCAAGGCAAAGATTAGTGTTAAACTAATTTTAGTAGCCCAGAACACCCATACCGGCTGTTCAAGAAGATGGCTCATTATCGGGTTCAATTCACACACTCCACCTTTGTTCAGTGCCGCCACAGTAAGGCCAGCATCCAGGATATTCAGAACAACAAAGGCAATCGCCAGTTTTATATTCCGCATTATCGCAATACGGCTCTGTGCTTCCTTCACCCACCAATTCTCAGTTGCCATTTCCTTCCTCTTCTTTCTTTTTTGCGATAACACATCCTTTACAGGTAGGCAGATAACGAGGATGAATACAAACCATTCCTGCATATGCCTTACAAATCGGGGGCTTATATTCGGCAGCCATTGCCTTAAAGCATGTGGCAGCTAATTTAAAGGCTTCCCCTTGTTGATGTTTGTTCATTTCCCCAACCTTTCTTTAATCCTCTCTAGTAATCCCACACAAAACCTTTTTAATCCCCTTAATACCATTGATTATCAATGCTTTCCCGACAAATTAGGCGATTTCTGATGCCGTGCCTTCTGTAACCTTTCGCCCATCTTTTCCCTTTGCTCAGGCGATAATTTTCTAGGGGCTCGCGGCAAAGGGATTCGCCTTTTGGCCATGTGATATTCCTTACCTCCATAGCCATTGTTTAAGATAGGTTTCAGCCCGAGCTTCTGTTCAAGATGCTTTTGCCAGCGCTTGTTATATGTGAATATCACTGCCTCGGCTGGAGTTTCATCGAAACTGATTAAGGTTTCCTTTTCCTCATTGCTTAATAAAGACATCTATTCCTCCTCCAAAAGTTCGACTGTTTCTTTAAGGTGTCTTGGTATCACATCAAGATAAATTGCCGTTGTTGATATATCCTCGTGGCCCAGCAATTCCTGGACTTTTCGCAATTCTGCCCCTCTTTCCATCAACCAGGTGGCAAAACAATGCCTGAGTTGATGTGGAGTGATGTCAGCTAGCCCCGCTTTAGCGGCGGATTCCCTAATCATCCTGTCAAGTCGGTTCTTACCAATCGGGAATAACCTATCAGCCGGCACTAGATTGTGCTTGCTAACATAATCAGCTATATCATTTTGAAGGCTTTTGATTAGCGGGATTACTCTATCCTTCTGCCCCTTGCCCTGTTGAACAAACAGAAATCCCTTGGCAATATCCTGACTTTTAAGAGATAACAATTCAGAACGCCTTATGCCAGTGTAGGCAAAGACTTTGACTATGAGAATATCCCGCTCGCTATTCTTAGCCCAGGTATCCTTGCGATTAGCAATTGCCTGAATTAAACGATCAAGCTCGCTTTTAGCGTGATAGCGTGGAAGTCTTTTTTCTTTCTTTAGCTTTAGCTTGAGCTCAATATTAAGCCATTTCAGGAAAGGCTTAATCGCAGCATAATATGAGCGGATGCCTGCATTGCTATAACCGGATATCTTTAATTCGGCTAAGAATAATTTTGCTAGTTCTGCAGATGGTTCTCGTTGACCGAGCCACCCGCAGAAAGATTTAACCTGTTGCTTGTATTTGGCAACACTAACAGGAGAAAGGTCTTTGAGTAGAAGCTCCCTTTCGTACGATTTGAGAAGGAGAATCTTTGAGATTTCCTTCTGCAAGTACTCATCCCCTACATTTCCTGTCGTGTGGTTAACAATATCAGGTGATGCTATTCTAGCATTAGGAAATAAATAATCAACTGTACCTATAACTCGGCTTACAGGTTTACTCGCCCTGTTTTCCTCAATTAGCGTAACTGTCATTTTTGCTCCACCGATACCTTCTCTTTTTGCTCTTCGTGGTTCTCTGCCTTAACTATATTCATAATTTGGGTATGGCTTAATTTGAATATTTTAGCCATCTTGCGGTATGGAGTTTTGTGTTCTCGCCGGTAACGCCTGATATTCTCATCTCGCCGCTGTATTCGCTTTGTTACCATGTTAGCCTTATTGTAAAACACCTTTACGCCTTTGTCAACCCCCTAAATTAGCTATGAGCTAGCCATAAACCTCACTCGTACAGCTTTGGTGGGAAAATCCCAAAAGGAAAAATTTACATAGGGAGTTGACATTTCGGGGAAAGGAATTAGAATAATAGTGGGAGGTTGAAATGAAGAAGACCGGGATAATCATCGGTGTTGTGGCGGTTATAGCACTTATCGTCTGCCTTGTTCCCTTGAAGGAAGTGGCTTATACGAATCCTATGCCTCTAAATTTTGAGGCAAGTAATTATACCCGAATAGACACTATTGAGGTGTACCGACCAGTGGGTTCGTGTGGGTGTAATCGGGAATTAGTCGAAGTGGCGGTTCAGATAGCTTGTGTTGATGTAACAAATATGGACACTATTGCTGGTAACTTCACTGTTACTTTTTCTGGAATTACTCCTGCTTCTGACTTGTATCCCCTAGTGATAAAGTTAAGCCTGAATGCCAGCGAGCAGAGAACTGCTGAATGTCCAACTGAGTCCCTCGGTAATTGGACCTATGAAGCTATACCTACTATAAAAGAAATTCATTATAAGAAAGTGAGTTTACTTGATTACCTTCTACACTACACCCAATAAACCCAGCAAGTTAAACAGGCAAACTCCTAGAGCTACAATTATTAAGGCAATAAAAACCTTTCCCATCTGCCGGGGATAAACGCTTGCCAAAAAAAGAAGTGCTGCCGTGCAGAGTAATGTCCTCCCGACTTTGAATCCCCAATATGCCAATGCTGATTGCTGTGCCAACACGATTCTTGTTATTGGGTTTAGCTCATATCCACCTTTCCCTGCTAATGTCCAAGTGAGAGCAGCATCCACCATATTCAGAGCAACAAAAACGGCTGCCAGTTTTATATGTTCTAATTTCCTAATTTTGTGTATCGTTTCCACTCTTTATAAAGTATGGAATTCCTTGCCCATTTTGTCAACCTATAAATAAAAAAGGCCCACCGAGTTTCCTCGATGGGTAAAACTTTATTACTTATGAAGTTGTTTATGATTTCGCCCGCCCTGTGGCAAAACACGCAAAAAGAATTTCGTCTTTACAATCATACATAATTATAGGGGTTTCAGCACCAATTAGGGGATTTCTGGAGAACCTTCTAAGCCTTCCGCAGCACGAGCCATTGTTTCCAGGTCTTTTGTTAGCTCGCTGAAAACATGATGGATAGTCCTGTGCGGAATCCCGTCATGCCTCATGTCGAGCATGATTTGACGGAGCTGGCCAATGTATTTATCAACCAGCCCGGGGTTATCCGGCATGGCTATTTCCCTTGAGGCTTGTCGCCGTCTTTTGATAGCCTTTCCAATGTCCTGACTTCGCCATCCAGCCGAAGAGCCTCTTGTATTAACTGCTGCTTCTGCCTATCTGACTCGTTAATTTGATTTACTATCTCTTGTCGCTTGCGCTTGGCCTCTGTCAGTTCCTTTGAGATGTCCATGTACCTCCTATGCTAAATCGCCTTGAAAGCATCTTTCGCAACCAGATGAATCTATGTAGCAGCACCTTGTCAAACTTATTGCCTTTTGGTAAGGAGTCTTACCAGTAAGACCTGTTAGTGTTCCCTCTATGCGTCTTACATTCCCTGATTCATCAGGATAATATAGGTAGATAGAATCTATTGTAATATCACCACATTCTCCTGTTAGCCCAGTAAGAGTTCCTTCCTTTGTTCGTTTGTGCCTGAACTCGTCAAGGTAAGCAAACTTAGTTCCCTCTACCCAAATATATGCAACACTTAGTAGAGGTGGAGCTTCTGCTGAGTATACTATGTGTAAATATGCCTTGTCATCACCAACAGCATGAAACATAAAGGAATAATACTCATCTTGCTCTGCTGGTATACCAGGTGCAACAGCTATAATGTCACCATCCATGCGTAAGCCAAAGGCAACGACTTCTCCTGCATGGGACTGTAGAAATTGCTTACCAGCATTTGTGAAGGGGACTTCAACATCGGTGGGATACTCATACCCAGATGTAACTTCTATAGGATACCAAGCTAATGGCCCATTTCTTGAGCGAAGTTGTCCATATCCCTCCTCTTCACCAGCATCTATATCATTTCCATCAATGAGGATAGCAGCCCTTGTTTTGATATCAGACCTAATTTGGGCCACTGGACAGAATAGGTAAGCTTCTGTTATGTATATAGGAGATGAGGGTAACGCTTCATCCAAAGAGAAAAGACCACGATTAATGCTATACTCATGGTCTGGAGGAGGTGGCCAATCAGTGTTATAACGATACCCCTGTCCAGCAAGAATTGGTCGGTTAGGGGGTTGCTGAACCCACACTCCTGTTTCCTTAAAATATGCGTCATCATAGGTTGGCTGTATATATGATGCATAATAGCCTGAACCCCCTACATCACAATAAATATCTGTTTCTGCCATTGCTAATCATACATATTTAACCCATGTGGGATTACAAGCCTAGAGGCAAAGTATCCACCCTTGTATTGATAGTCTATGCTGCCTAAGCTAAAGTAATCATTTATGCTAGGTAGTATATCTCCTACGGTAGCAATTCCACTGAGGCTGCTCAAAATGAGTTTGTGTCCACCATAAGCAGCTATGAGAAAGTTATCAGTAGCCACTTCTGCATGTATTGTGCCTATAGAATCACCATCATTATTAACAAAGCGGAGGGGGTCTATGTATCCTTTTATGGTAACCCTGCTCTTATCAACCTTTATTTTCCCTTCCCCAGCATAGAAGCAGCCGTCCGTCCCTACGTAAACCTGCACAGGTGTGCCATCTTCATAGTCTTCCTTGGTCGCAAAAGTCCTGAAGGCGTTAATACCCTCACCGCCGTAGAGTGCTATACCATAGGTAGCATCTAGCACTACCCCGCTTTCCTCATACCACAAGCCGTCTTTGGCTGTTTTGGAGAGAAGAATCTGGTGAGCAGACATATAAGCACTATAAACCAGCCCGTAAGTCCCCTCTTGAACTTCATCTAAAACAACCAACCCATCGGCTGTTAAGGCCGAAGCCTTTAATCTTCTTAGGATTGTAGCCCTGCCAAACTCTGCCAGTTGTTCAGACGTAGCCTCTTCCCAGGAGTCCCCATCCCAAATCTTAACTTTATCAGGAGTGTAGTTTGTGTCCAGCCAGAAGTCACCGTCCTCGGGCTCTGTGGGAGCTGTGTCAGACTTCCATAAATTGTGTTCTGCTTCGCCGGGAAGTCTTATAGCATAGAGCGTGTTTTCCGATACATAAACCCCGGTAGCGTCCAGGTGAAGGTAGTTTTGCCGAATATAGAGGGCTGGCCCGTCCTTTATGTCATCGAGATAGGCATATAAGGTCCCCACCCGCAGTCGTGAGAAATAGTTATCAATATCGGTATAGGTTTCCAGTTCATTGAGCATCGCATTGTAGCGAATCATATCGAACCAGTTACCAAAGCCGAAAGTCATTTTCCATTTATCTCCGCCAAATCTTCGGTGAATGTAACCGATATTACCGGTGCGCGCATCTCCCTGTCTTGAATCAGTTACCTTCACATAATCGAAAACCTCACTGCCGACGTTTATCGGAACTTCAGCCTGCCCTCTGGAACAGCCCATTTCAGCCTTTGATAGCAACGCCTCCGCTATGTCGTCACCCTGGTCATCACTTTCCAGCCGAGCTTCAACAAACTTCGTTTTCTTTACTTTTGCAGGTAGAGAATCATAGTCGTCGGTCTGGGCTTCGCCCTGGTAAAAGAGTTCATCATCGGAACGGCTTTGAACTACTACTCTGTTCGGAATCACAAGGGTATTTCGATATGCCTTGTTGAAGAAGTTATGATAACCTTTCCCAAGCGCATATTCGGAGTCGTAAGTAGTTCCTGTCGTCACAGGCTTCATTATATGAATCTTGCCATCAGCCTCGAATCTTGGGACATTTGCCGTGTGGTCCAGTACTCTTCTTAGAGCAGCTAGGCGATTCCCGCCAGTGTAGATTCTGAAGCCGTCCGCAGGCTCGTAGGTGTCTGCCAAGTCATCATAACCTTCATCCCAGACTACCTCAAAGGCCGTGCAGTGGGTGAACGGCGCTAATGTGGCCCCTGCAATAGCTTCTACCAAATCCTTAACTGTTTCATCGGCATCCGATTCGGGTATGTAATTCTCACTCGCCTCATCTTTTGCCATGAGATTAGGCGTACCTTCAAGGAAAAGCGTACATGTTAAATCATTCGGGTCAGAATTGAATTGATGGTCTTGCACCGTGAGAGAAGCAGGTGCCGAATATTCCTTACTAAAACCATAGGAGATAACGGCATCATAGCCCCTCAAGTCTATGTCATCGAGTGCATGGTCTCTGTTATGTAGGACAATCTTGGCCTGGTGAGAATACATCTCCTCATCATGCTCAGAGGGCAGTATCCTGTCTTTTTCATAAGTGTAGCTACTAGCACCCTTCGTCAAGACAATCTTGTATAAAGCATTGACAAAGGGAGACTGCTGTGCTGCCTGAAGCGTTGAGGTTAGTGTTCTCATTTCAATTCAAAACTACCTGTCTTTCTTGTGTATTTGATATTATCCCCAGTGCCGTCCTGCCCCACTGCCTCATACCACCAGTTAGTTCCCAATTCATCATCGGTAGCACTGTTATACCAATAGACGAAGTTACCGGTTTCATCTTCTGCCATAGGCAGGTCATCTACTTTTTTTACTTGGCTTGGATTATACAAAGTAACTTTTACCCCTTGGTCGGGGCTGTAAGCAACTCCTGCCCATGTCTTGAAGTGAGCCCAAAGCCCTATTGTTGCGCCTCTGCGATATACTTCTACGCTCATTGTTTCACCTCTCTTGATTCTACGCTCATGTCTAGGTGTGATTTCGTTTCGACAGACATATCAAGGTGTGGCTTGGTTTCTACCGACATGTCAAGGTGAGATTGCGAGAACAGCCACATTCTCAAAGCCTCGCCCAATCCACCCATTGTCCTAGTATCCCCAACCTTTATTGCTTCAATAAGGGATAGAAGAGCTAATACTCCAAGCGAGGGGGAATCACCAATCTTGATGCCTTGAGCAATGGAAAGATAAATAGCTTCTGTTAATAAGAGTGAGGCATCCCCTAGCTTTACGCCATCCGTGCGGAGCAGGATAGCCTTTATTAGTGGAGAGTCACCTACTTTTGTACCATCCGATAATTGAAGATTTGCCAGCATCTCATGGAGTCGTGTATCCCCTAGTTTTAAGCCCTCAGTAAGGTAAAGATAAATAATTCCTGTTACTTCAATGAGGGTTATATCATCCAGCTTCAGCCCATCAGCACGGGTAAGGGACATCAGCGCCTCAAGAAGCCCAGAATCACCAACCTTCAATCCATCACTAATTGAAGGTAACATACTACCTAGAAGAGAGCGAGCACTACCTAGTTCTAGTCCATCAGTTCTGCTTAACAGTGAAAGGAGATTACTTGTGTCTCCAGCCTTTATGCCGTCAAGCTTGCTTAACATTCCATAGGGGAGACGATTATCACCTGCCGTTAAACCATCAGTTAAGGATAACCCGGCAATCATACTTCGGGAACGGCTGTCACCTGGCTTTACTCCATCAGCTCGTGATAGACCAGCAAGCATACTTCTAAGTCTGCTATCACCAGCTAAGATTGAATCAGTAACACTCAATAGAAATACAGTTACTGTCTCAAAGTATGCACTAGCACTCCACTCTCCCTCGCCAGCACTATTCTTAGCCTGAGTCTGAAACTCGTATTCTGTCCCAGGGTCAAGCTCTGTTAAGTCCTCGTAGTATTCGTCATTGGTTTCTAGGCTGTTCTGCCACTCGGTTTCTGTCCATTGTTCTATAAACTTCACCACAAACCAAGAGGCATAGAGGATGTCGTTATCTACACATCGCTCTATTGTTACCTTAGAATCATTGCCATCTTGCCAGAGTTTATGAGTATTATAGCCATAGTGAATTGTTTGAACAGAATCGGTTGTATGATAGCCATTTCCCATAATCGGGACTGGCATAAACGATTTGCTTACATCAATCGCAATACTTAGGGCAGAGGTAGAACTATAACCTGTAATTTCCTCCAGCCCACTTTGAACAGAAATACTAGGATGCTCTATTGCAAAGTAAGAGATATACATAGGACGGCTAGTGTTTGAAACACCTCGCCTAAACTCCACCTCGTTGTTTGCCGACAATCTACCCCTGCACAATGCTCGCCCCACAAAGGACTGAGCCCATACCTTGTAGTTGAATACTAGGAGTGCCTTATCAAGATTAACCTCGTTGATTGAATCTGTGTTTACATCAGTCGAGACTGTAACAAGCCCACTTTGGACAGTAGCCCCCTCCCATTCGACTACATACCAGTAAGTAACTGGGTAGTATGTGGTGCTCCCTGAATAGACTGATAGTTCGATTTGTGTAGTAGAAAGAAATCTGGAACGTATAAAGTTAAAGTAAGGCTCACAGGTAGAGAAATCCGCTCTCAGTGATAGCACAATAAATGATTTGGACAGATTAACGGCATTGATTGTTTCCTCATGTGTCTCATCGCCATCGCTAAATGAAGTTTCCCCTTCCTGGACAGTGAAATCGTCGCCACTGATAGCCTGCCACTCTACATAGCAATTCCCCAGGTCACTGTATCTAGTAGCTTTTATCTTGGTGTAATTACCATTAACGGGAGTGGTTAGCCTAACCTCCGCTAATGCACAGTCAACCTCGCTTCTATTGCTTCGACAGCTCGCAATAACAAACGACTTCCCTACGGGGACTGGGGTATCAAGGGTTACTTCATACTCTGTTATACCTACAAGGGATATTAGCCCGCGCTGGACACCCACATCTGTCTTCCTCCACCTAAACCTAGCCTCACAGGACTCTCCTCCATCGTCACTTATCTTCCCATTGGTTCGGGCAGTAGTGTTTCCTATATTAGAGGCTGCGAGGTATTCTGCTGTGGGGGCTACTATGCCAACTATTCTACCGAACTCGGTAATGCGTCCAACGATAGTCCTGCCATACTCATCAATCCCATTTACCTTAGCTTTGCCAAACTCTGTAAGCTTCATTCACCATCTTCCTTCAGGATTCTATAGGGCATTGGTTCTCCTATTCAGCCTGAGCTGGGCATTACGTTCTATGCACTTGTTTATTACAGCATATATATCAACGCCAGCACCAAGATTAGAACTGCTAAGAAGTATTTAATAGCTTTCATGATATAATTCCTTTATCATATCATCGGTTGTCTTTTGCATAATTTCTCCTACCATTATTTCATCACGACGGTATTTGCATAGACCCAGATTTCCTTGTCCACATCGGCCATATTTTCTGACCGAATAGCCCAAGTGACTATAGTGCCTGCGGCAGGTGGAAGATTAGTAGTTTTGGTCGTTTTCGCTGCGCCATCTACCCAAGTTTCTAGCCCGCTGGCTGTTAGTCTCTGTTGTATAAGATAACGGGTTGCTACTAACGAAGTTGCCAAGTCTAATATGCTGGTGGTTGTCCCATCTCCTGAGATGGCACGGAGAGCACCATCAAGAATATCAATACCAGCTATACGATTGCTCTCACTTAATGGGTCGGCTTTCCAAGTAAAAGCTACCGTAAACCTGCAATCAGCTATATCTCTGGGGTTAATCTCAAAAGCCCACCAAGGCTCATCATTTATACGAGGAACCCCACCAGCAACAGCACAATATCCAAGAGCGGTAGAGCCGTTCGTAGCTCCTGTGCTAACTTTTATGCTGGCACCTTCTTGGTTAACAGCACCTGTGCCTGTTACTGTTTTTAAGAAGTTTGCATACCATATCTGAATCCATCTGCGTTTCAAGAGTATGTCATAAATCTCGTTTATGGTATCTGTGCCTACACCATGAACGCCTGTAGTTAGCTTCTCATGTATCCAAACCCAAGGACTTTTAATCATTTTTATGCCACCTTCGTATAGACTCCATCAAAGCCTATTGAGTGGGCTTCCCCACCAACATTCTTGACTCTGATATAGATTGAATTGGTTACATGAGAACCATAACACGGATATACGCCTTTACCAGTTACGGCATCGAAGGCTACCGTATACGTGCCGTCATACCACTCAATCTCAATGTCGTCCTCAAAGTAGATGTTATGAATTGCTGCCTCATGGCTGGCTGCTGGCTGGATAGTCTGGTAAGCGTCATTTGCTATCTGTTCCCCACAAGCTGAAAATACATCTCCTATTGCTGCCATAGTTCCTCCTTTTTATTCCTGCCGATTCGCTACTTTTAGAAATGCCATATTCGCCTCCATATAGCACGGTAGGGAGTCAAGAGACTCACCTACCACTGCAAGACCCTCTAATGGTTATCCAGCATCGGCTGCTGTTACGGTATAAGTGAGATTGACCACGTTGTCATCAACCACAGGCTGAGATGCAGCAAACTTACCAGCACAGAGCAGAGTGCCACCGCCCGCGGTGTTAGACTTAACAGTGGGGTCAGACCCACCACCCACTAGGGCTGCTCCGTAGAGTGTCTTGGTGGCATTGGCTGTAAAGACTGCCTTGTTCGCTGAGTTAGTTATAGACTCCTCGGTTGACTCAGCCTCCTCATACTCAGGACGGGTAGCTTCATCATAGGCTGCGAACTCAGTGTATCCTGGCACTGCGTATGTCTCATCCCCATCAGGGGTGAAGTTATCCTCAAACATTACGCAATACCAGGTCGTAATCTGCGTGGCAGCGTGGAGCATGATATTGAGAAATGCGTTCAAGCCTTCATCAGTAACGATGTTCTCAGCCCTGCTGCTTGATAGCAGGTTGCCTTGCTTGTCTCTGACTTCTACCTCAAAGACACCCTTGAACTTCCCTCCTGACCGCAGGTTTGACGGTAGATTGACCTTTATCTCTTTCATAGTTTCCTCCTTTTTAGTATTTCCAGCCTTTCGCTGGAGTGATTGAATCGAGTCCTTTCTGATAAATTGCGTAGTGTTCACTTGCCCAGTCGTGATACCACTTTGCACTGGCTGGCACTATCTGAGCCCGCATCCTGTTTAGCCATGAACGAGCAGCTAAAGCGACAGTACCATCAACTAAGACTTCCTCTTCACCTTGTTTCAATGTAGATGAAGATTCTGTTAGTTCGTGAACCTTAAGACAATATAAACAAATGTCCTCCCCAGAAGTCGGCTCGCTTTCAAGTGTTAGAGAATCCCCAAAAATACTGAATTCCAACTCGCTAGGCGGATAATTCCCTGTGGGATATTCGACCTTTACAACCTTGTCCCCAATTAAGCCCGTGATTTCGCTAAGGTCTATCTCCCTTGTGCCATCACTTTCTATTGTTTCCTTGACTTCATAAGGACTGACGTTAGAGATTTCTACAAGGACTTTGTTAATATGTAAATCCAGTTCATCATCAGCGAACTCATAATCATTGCTAGATGAAAACTCGTCGCGGAGAAATTGTCTCGCAGTCGCCCTGATACCCGATAAATTCTTCATAGCTCACCTACCTTCTATTGCTGCCTCGCCCTGTACTGCGAGTTGTCTTGCACCCCCCTCTCCCCCTGTTTGCCCTGACACCCCTGCCAGAGCCGTCTCGTTTAGGTGTTCCTTTAGCCATGCTTCACCTACTTTCTGGAAAGTAATGCGGTCTTGCCGGTCTTTTTCCGGGCCATGTTGTAGCACATGGCGGAGGCCCGTTCTGGCTCTTCGCCGTTATCAATCTCAGTCTTTATGCAACTCTGAACGGCCTCTAGGACCGCATCATCAGAACTTTCTTTGGTCAAGTTATCTACTGCCGTTGGCATAATTACCTCCTTTGACACACCAATGGTTGTCAAAAATAACTAAGCCTGCTTCCTTTAACCAATCATCTATATTTTTGCTGTGGTCAAAGTGCATTGGGCTTACTTCGTGTTCCCAAAAACAATCAAAATGGTAAAGTCTTGCACCTTCCTTCATTCCTCTTCCTAGCTTCAAGAGAAAGCTACGCAAGTCCTCGATATGCTCTAGCGTGTCTATTGCGATAACAAGGTCAAACTTGCTCAGGTCTTGAGGAAATTCGCTGGTAAAGCTCACGTTCCTTGCCCCTGTTTTAGTGGCTCTAAACCGGGCGAAGTCCAGCGCTGTCTCGCTTATGTCATAACCGACTAGGTTTTTGTTCTTCCAGGAGAGTTCGATTAGCGCCGTCCCTATGCCACAGCCCACATCAAGGATATTCAGATGCTCGGCGTTCTTGATGCCAGCCATGCGTTGCTCTTTGTAGAACTTTGCGGAGTTGAACCCTACTAAGTCATAGAGATAAAGCTGGCCTATCTCTGGGTCTTTGTAGAAGTCCTCAGACGTTCCTTGCCACTCCTTCCATCTATCGCCTAGTTGCTTTGTTGCTACGGCTTGAGGAACAAGTTCCTTCGGCTCCTTCCCCAGATATTCAGCTAAGTCATTCCATAAATCGGGACTCTCTGGCTTCCAAGTCATTTTCTCTATCGCTTCCTGAGTGGTGTAAACCTTTTCCTTCAGGTGTTGAAGCTGAATCCCGGTATGTGCATAAACCTTCGATCCCGCCTGTCTGGCCTTGTTACAGAAGTCCCAATCCTCTGAGATGTAGATATTTTCATACCTACCAACCTCAAATATGGGATAACACTCCGACCAGCTCCCCTCGTTGAGAACTGGCATATCCTGAGTAATCTTTTCTAAGATGTTACGGCTAATCCCTAGAAATCCCGTTGAGACGAACTGCACTTCCTCTAAGTTACCTGATATGTGAAAATGCCCGTTCCATCCTCTTTGAGCTAGGAAGGTGCCTCCTCTTACCGGGTATAGCCCACCCACTACATCTAGTCCGCCACTCAGACCATCCAGTAACTTCTCGATGTCTCCGGGTGTGAATATAATGTCTCCGTCTAGGAATATCAGATAAGGTGCTCGGTTTTTCTTCAAGAACTGGTAGGCTGCTACGCTTCGACTCCTGCTTATCAAAGCATCCCCTGTCTGAAACCACCACTCAAACCTGTAGTTTGTATTGTGTAGTCTCTCAACAGATACTACTGTATGGTCTGTAACCAGCCCATAAGAGCAAGTATAAAGTATGAAATCTAACATAGCAGCCTCCTTTTTCCGGTTACGGAATTATGTAGTCCACATAGACATCGGCCACAAGGTCATCGGCGTTTGCTATGACACTTGAACCAATCAAAATCCAGGAGTTAGTGGCATTATGATTGGCGTTTTGAGCTGCCACTTTGCAGTTGGCGTTAATCGCTGCCGCCGGTCCAGTCGCAATACCAATGTTCATGGCATTAGTCTCGAGAAACATTATCGTGGCATTCAGGCTGTTATCAATAGCGTTATCCCCCAGGCCAACCTCAAGGTTACACGCTGCCTCTGCTGCCGTTTTAATGTCGGCTACTACCCTATCAATTAGAATGTCCTCATCTTCGGGGTTCTCCACACCACCTAATAGGGCATTGGCGTTGAAGTTACTCTTGGAAATCTTTATGGTGCCTTTGCGGACATGAGATTGCATTCCACTAGCATATAAAGTCATGAGTTTACCTCCTGTTTAGATTAGGATTTGTTTAGGCACATTCCCTTGAAAGCCTTAACTTGTTGCATCTATGGCCGTAGTCTTCTTAATGCTGTGAACTCGGGATATAGACTTGGGGCTACCCTTCGCTAAGGCTGTGTAGCAGTATGCTCGAATACCCTCAGCGTTGTAGTTCTCCAGCTTCTCAAAGTGGTCAACCTCAAAGAAGTCTTGTCCACCGGTTTTACCACCAACGGCAAGGCTGACTCCGCCATCCTCGATTGAGCCTTTTCTGATAGCGTAGATGCTTACTAGTCCTCCAGAACCCAGCTTCCCACCGGTGTTGTCATTCTCATCTGCCAGGTAGTCCGATGGGACAATGGGGACACCATTGACGCTTGGAATCAGTGTTCCAAACTCACTAGGAGTGCGAGCCATTATAATAGCTCCGGCCTTGCCCATACTGTAAATGAATAGTTGGTCAACTATCTCTTGAGGCATCAGTAAAAAGTCAGGACGTGGTTTGCAGGCATGGATAAGCCCCAGCAAGTTGACGATGCTAAGACCTACGGTGCCACCGCCTTGGTCGCAATCCTGAGCAGTAGCGAATGTGTGTCCGCTAACAGCCGGACACAGCTTGTCCAGGCCATCAAACTCCTTCGGGTAAGTGGTGGCATCACCGTAAATGAGCTTGTCCTCGATAGTCCTGAGAGCCCCTTTTATGATCTGGGACTGTATGGCTGCCCGGTAGTCGTTGGGGTCCTTGTATGTTTCCTGAGCCGCTGCGACTAATGCCCACTGGTCGCCAAATTCCTTCAGTGCCAATTCCGCCTGTCCATAAGTAGCGACTTCCTTCCAGCCATATTGCTCACCCTTGCTCTTAGCGGAGACACCAGGGAGCGTTGCCTCACGGTTCCACTTCAGGGTGTAGGAGTCAATAGTAGTAATCGGGAGCATGGGTATAAGTTGCCCAACCTCGTATATCTCCTGGACGATGCCGGGTAGTAACTTGGACTGCACCAGCTTCACCATTTCGGTAGTGCTGGCAAAATATCCGGTAATCATTTAGTTCCTCCTGTGCTTTATTTTTTGTGAAGGTCTCGGAAATAATCAGCGTATATTTGTCTCGCTGGTTTTCCTTCTAAGGATCCCTTAGCACCAGAAGTTAACAGAGAATCAGTTTTCCTAGGCTCTTTGGTGGGTTCTTTAGGCTTCCCACTCAGTCGCTTCGCTATGACCACTGCCTGGTCAACAGTCGTTAGTTTAAGCTCGGTCATAGAGTCCCTGATGTCTTGGGGGTTAAGTTCATGCTCAACTGCCAGCTCAAAGATTTTCATTTCGAGCGTGGCTTCCTGGGCAGCCTCAATCTCCGATGCGTGTTCAGCCTTGTCTCGCTCCAATGCCTCTCGTTCATTTTTGAGTTCCTTCTTTTTGTCCTCAAGGCCAGCCAGTAAAGTCTTGTAGGACTTCTTAGCCTGAATTTCCCTGAGTTTGTCAGGATCGCCTCTGGCTGCCTCTAGTTCCGCCTCGTCTATCTGCTCTTGTATCTTGGAGATTTCAGATTTAGTGTCATCAATCTCCTGTTGCTGAGTTTTTAGACTAGCTTCCTTATCGGCTAGGCTTTTGGCATCCCTACCAGCCTTAATGAGAGCATCGTGCGTGGCTTTCTCGATTGCCTTTTGAACCTCGTCCTCTGTGTAAGTCTTGGCGGTTTCCTTTGGAGTAGTCCCAACTTCGCCAGTTGGAGCCTTTCCAAGTTCCTGGAGGGAATCCTGCTTAGCTTGTTTGGTTTCGTCCATTTTTACCTCCTAATAAAAATGCCTCAGAATGTAAAAGATTTTCTGAGGCTAGTGCCACCCTTTAAGGCGGTGGCTTTCCCAACGACCCTAATTTATGGGATTAAGTTTTCTAACCTAATCACTAATTCCTCGGTAGTCTCATATATCTCGCCCTCAGATACAAACCGATACCGTGCATTTTTTTCCAATCGGGATAGAAGTAGATGTATCGCCTCATGTTTGGCACTCTGTTTAATATCCTTGAACACCTTATCTTTCTTAGGGAGCTTGCTATTGAGACTTACTGTGGCTACCATATTGCCCAGGTTAGCGTTGATCTCAGCGAAATGCTCCTCCAATGGCTCATATTTGAAGTAAACCTTCCAACCAGTTAGCCCAAATAGCTTCTGCCACTTCTTAAATTCACTTTGGAATAAAGCAAAATCTTCATTCACCTTCGGTTACTTCCTTTCCCTACAGCCCTCGGTTTATTGCATCCACCTCTGTTTTTATTCGCCCTGACTCCTCTGCCAGAGCCATCTCTTTTAGGTATGCCTTTCATAAACCCTCCTGAATTACACCTATCTAGGCCAATATGCCAGAAACTCCTCTGGGTGTTTAGAGTATATATCCCTAGTTGCATCACTAGCAAAACTATACTGTTTGGCCCAAACTAGCCATGCATCTAATTCGGGATGCTGGATTCTAAAAGTTATTCTAGGACCTCCCGTTGGCAAGCCTAAGTAGTCCTTATATAGCTTGTAAACCTGTTTAGTAGGCACTTTGCTGAAGTCTCTGTCCTCTGTCCATAGGTTAAGTTCACGCATCTTGCGGTAGAAATCCATGTGCTCGATTAAGAACCAGTCATCTTCATACCAGCCAGCAGAATAGTCCACGCCCGCTTTCTTTTCTATCTCATAGTAGCCAACATAATCATCCACCAAATCTTCGGGCAAACCATTGTCATAGGCTTGCACGCTATATCGAGCTTCCTTAAAAGTCATGCCGCCCTTTTCTATGTCGTCAAGTCCCGCCCTCATATTCTCAATAGCTTTGGTGGCCATGCCGCCTGTCTCATCCCATGACTGAAACTCATCGTAAAACTGCTGGTAAATCTTATCCCTATTAACTGGTTTCACCTTCGATTTATCAATAAGCGGGTGATTACCAATCTCGGGGTTCGTGTATTCATGGTAGAAGTTGGGGTTATCTAAAAGGAATCTTTCTCGCCAGCTTCCCCACTGTGGTAATGCCGAGTATTCTACAAAGGCGTTCCAGTTGCTTTCAGAATAACCCTGGCTTGAGGCTTCTCTTGTGTAGTATGCCCTGCCAAAGCTAGTCATTCCTTGTTCATCGAATAATAATCGGCGCCGTGCTTCTGCTCTTTGCTCATCGCTTGAAATATAGCTGTCAGAGCTTATGTCTCCATAAGCCTCATACTTGTCAAAATCATCTCTGTACTGCACTAGAAGCCTCAGAACAGGCTCATTCCAGTCCGAGCCATCATCGGTAAGTAAAGCGCGGTCTAATGCCCACTGGTGAACCTCTTTGTTGTCTAGGAGCCAAAGTTTAGCCTCAGCGCTGTTAGCCCCAAACTCGTCAACGATTATCCCTCTATCTACCCACCCCTCCATAATATCTTCGGGAGTCGGATTCTCTTCCGTCCCTTGCTGTAAAGCCTCAATCCGCCTCATGTCATTCCTGAAATCGGGGTTATCTTCATATAGTTCCTGAATTGCCCTATCCCTAGCAGTTAAGCCTTCGGCATCTTTTATCTCATCATCGAGTCCGCTATAAGCATCGAGCAGGTCAAATAATTTATCGTTCTTTAAGCGAAGTTGCGCAACATCGTCTAGCTCTTCCATAACCAAAGCACTATGTGGCACATTGAGAGAACTAGCCAACGAGCTAACCCTAGATAAAGCATCAAGACTGAATACATCAGATTGCCCTAGCAATGCTAATATAGCGTTCTCTTCAGGATGAGTTCTTAACCATTCATCTCTAGGGTTAGCATAAAGTTCTGGATGCTTGCCTAAAAACTCAGCCTGAGCATTTGGCGATAATGAGTGATACTCAACTAGCAATGAATATTGGTTTTGTGACATATTGCCGTAGTGTGCATTTGGATATTCTTCATCGAATTGTGCTAATTCACCCTCGTTTGTAATAGCTTGCCTAGCAAGCCACTGAGCACGATATTGTTCAAAGGTATCGCCTTCGTTTTCATCGGCATTTATATTGACCAACCTTTTATTCGGCAGTTGGTCAATCTCCCTCTTAATATCCTTTGCTTTAGCGACTGTCAAAACCAATTCAGGTATATTGCCTATTTCAACCAACATTTCATAAGTAGCACCACCAATCATCTGCCCAACTTCTGAGTAGTAATCCTTCATGTCGTAGATTTCGTTTTCCACAGTATAGGGCAATGTCTCTGACCTCACTGGCAATCCTAACTGCTGTGCAGCCGTGTCCCAATTATTAGTCCATGTTTGAACACCAACACCCAGCATTGCAAGTAGTCCATATATTGTGCTTGCTCCTGCATTTGACCACCTGACTGCATCTATCCAGTCTTGAACAGCCAAAGGTGTTAGCTCTTGATAAATTATACTCTCAGCATTTTCGGCACTTAGCTCTTCGCCTATGAACGTCTTGCCTGATTTCAGGCTCCACAATAAACCAGGAATAGGTGCAAGTTTTGACCTAACAAAATTAACCCCTATATCTATGGGGTCAAATTTATACACTTCCCCAGTCCTGGTTGACTTACGTTCTTCGGCAATTATCTGAGCGACATTCCTTACATACGGCTGGAAGCCTGCCCAGAAGTCTATCCTGGTATTACCAAATCTAACTTTCCCAAAATCGCTAGAACGTGGGTCCTTTTCAACATCAGCCCCAGCCAATTCCAGTAGCATTATCACCAGTAAGTTAGCACCTACCCACGATACAAGATTTCGAGCAACTATCTTTCGCACAGTGGGAGTTGTCTTGACTAAATCAAGTGGAAGCTGAAGCCTAGAAGTTACATAACGCGGTGAGAAAAAGACCGCTGAAAGGTATGCCCCTGCCCTGCTTAATGCACCTAAATCACCACGCCCAGTAGCATGATTGATGAAGGATGCCAAGTCGGTATAGTCTTTAACTGTTTTGTTTTGTCCCTCCCATTGTCGGCAATAATAAGCCCATGTCTCCATCCTCAATACATTCAAAAAGGTTATGTATGCTCTTTCAGATGCTCGTACTACCGAACCGATAATTGGCACTCTCTCAATTAGTCGCCCTCTAAATGCTTCTTCCCGGGCTTCTATCTTAACTGCTTCTTCTATAGGTGCAATATAAAGCCCGTAACGCTCCGCTTTGTCCGCATACACGTTGTTATGTACGATTTCATTTATCAGCTTAAAGTTCTTTTCACTGAAGATTACCTTGAGTTCCTTCTTAAATGCCTCGGCAAATTGAATAGGTTGACCAACGGCCAGGGTAGCCCCTTGCCTTAATGTGGCTGATAAATCTGCTATAGTCTTTAGAGTACGAGGTATATTCGCTATGTCCAGAGCAATCCTAGTAACTTTCTGGCTGGTGGGCATCTTATCCATAATAGCCTTGACAAACTCTGAGCCAAATTCCCTTTCGAGTAATACTAATTCACCCTCAGTTGGTATTTGCCCCATGATTAAATTAGTCAAGGCTTCGGCGGTATTAAGTTTTTCAAAGGGTCGCAGATTTTCGTCAGTGCGAATCCTGTCAAACATTCGCTCTATATCAGCATCGGTAACTTCAAACTTCCTGAGGTCAATATCGTAATCAGCGGTAGGTAGCGGCCCCCTCAATGCACTTTTGGCTTCGTCAAATGCCTTCCAGCCTTCGCCACCCTGAAGTATACTGGCATATATAGCAGAACGCTTTGATAATTCCTCATGCTTTAATGCTTCGGTAGCCTCCCTTGCTGGCTTGGCATCCTTGATAGCCTCAATAAACTTCGCAACAATCTTTGCATCCGATTCTGGTGTCGGGTCAGTCTTAACCAGTTCAATGTCTTCAGTGCTAGGCTCAGGCGGTTCAGGAAGTTTCGGTGCTGGTTCAGCGATTTTCCCTAGTGAATCTCTAGCTTGCTGGTAAACCTTTAGCATCTCTTCTAGCTGCCTGAGACTATATCCCTTGAATAAGCGATGAGTGGGACTTCTGAGCAAGTCAATGTGTGCCTTGCCACCATAGCCTGCATAGGGCATCTCCCGAAGCCCAATCTCCTCTGCCACTTGCTTTATGAGATGGTCAAGCTCCTCAACGCTTTCTACGGCATCAACTTCCTGTAATGCCTCAAGCCTGGCAAGCTCTATGCGTAAATTCCCCTTGAGTCCTAGTTCCTTTGGTAATCTGCCCTTAGTTTCAAGAGCCTTCTTAATCTCGGCGATTCTGTCTGTAACAGCCTTAGCGTTATACTCTCTAAGCCTTAGATAATCGTCTAGGCGGGATTGGACAAGTTTCCCCCTTGCTTCAGGTCTCACTTCCTTAGCCGGGACTTCCTCTAGCATAGAAGGCTGAAGCCCTGCCTCTGGCATACCAGCTTCGGTTGTGGGAATTGCTTCTTCTACTGGCACTTTCGCCCCTACGGACTTCTCAGGCTCGAACACCACAATCTCATCCCCTGGGGCTATGATGTTTCTGGCTATAAGCCCATCATAGCCTCGACTTTCAAGCCATTCCCTAGCTGCTCTCGCAGCCAATTCGTCAGCTTCTTCTACTGTCTTGCCTTCATTAAGAGCCTGCTCTCTAGCTGGCCTTGTAGTCTCATTCCAAAAAGCCTCAGCCTCAGCATGGCTGTTTATGACAAAGGGATTCTTTAGATTGACAGTCATAACCTCTTTGCCGTCATAAGTCTCGGCATATTCTCTGTTCGTAGTGTAGTAAGTTCCCTTGCCATACAAGCCCTCATCTAGAGGTTGCCCTTCAACCTTATAGCCTCGATAAACTGTCGCTGTGTATGGCTGGCCAGTGGTGATTTCAGGAAGAGTAGGCATACGCCTTTCGGTAATCTGCTCTCTAACCTGAATATCTTGCAGAACATCAATGCCCTCAGTCATCGGCAAAGCTTCTAAACTTGGACGAGTTAATTCAGGGTGCTCCTCCCAATATTCCTCTTGTGCTGCCTCGATAGCCTTAGATAATTCAGCTTCCCCTTCAGGGGTTTTGGCAATCTCGTTGGCAGCATATATTTGAGCCTGTTGTTTACTAGCCCCAGCCTCCATTGCATCATCTACCAAGCCATCATATTCATCTCGTGTCTCAGGCGATAACTCATCATGGAATGTAGTATATGAACTGTAACCACCTATAAGCCCAAACGGTAGAGACGCTATCACTGCCTGAATATAAGCATGGCTTACGCCCTCTAGGATAGATTGCGTTTCATCGTAATGCTTGAGAATGGCATTATGGGATACCTGAGTGAATATCTCTTCAATACCCTCGCCTTGAGTGATAATGAGTCCCGTAAGAATACCTTTGGCAAATCGGCTTGCAACCCCCTTAAAGATTGTATTCCACATCGGCTTCAATGCCTGCCCGATTGGTTTGAATATAGTACCGACGAAAGGTAAATCTGATGCTGTTTCAATTCCACCAGATACTAACCCGTAAATCTCTCCCCATATTGCAGCATCTTCAAATGGCACACCTAGATTGACTAATTCCTCAGTCATTTGATGAGCTTCTGGGCCTGCTGCTACCATCATGGCAGCTGGTATCCCAGCAGCAGGACTAGCAGCAGCCGATACTCCTATAAGTGTTCCCATAACACTCATCGAATAGACAAGGCTACTGCTGAACGAATAAATGTAGTATCCTGGGTCTTTGAATAACTCTGTCTGCTCAAATGGATTTTCTGAGTATTTAGGATTCGGGACAAATTCAGGGCATTGCTGAAGCCAAGCATTGCTCTCTTCCGTTAGTCGCAGGAATCTCTCTTCTGCACCTGATTGAAGGTTGCTAGTGAGGTTTTCTATTACATCTTCTGGATATAGCTTCCAAAAGGTTTTCTCAAAAAAAGATGTAATCACGCTGGGCAAAATAGAAGCAAAGTTTACTCTTTGCCCAGCAATAAAATTGACATAGCCAACCCACCAAGGGTCCCAGTAAACATCCTTAACCCAGCTTTCAGGAATATACTCTGGCACGGCGGTTGTGCCAAACAATTCCTGTATTTCGTCATCACTAAGATGCCGAGTATTCCCCTCCTCATCTTCAAATTCCAGTGTTTTGAGGAATGTCACCATCTCCTCAGTTGGCCCGATTTCCCGTATATCAGCAAGGAATCCTTCAGGATTGGCTGCCATATAATCCAAGACCTCATCTATATCCTGCTGAGGGAAAACCTTGCCAAAGACCTGTTCTGTTTCTAACTGCTGCCTTTCTCTTAAATCCAACCAGCCTTTAACATCTAAAGCGCCACCAGCTTGTTGATACTCTTCGTATAGGCGCTGCCCCTCTTCTGTTAAGTCTTCAATGGTTAGAGGTCCTAGTTTGAAGGGTAGCAGTTCTGCGATTCCTGTTGGCATTGAGAGAAGTGCTTGCATATCCGCCACCGTATATTGCGTTCCTTCTGGTGAGATATAAAGGTCGCTCTCGGTAATTTCCCACTTCTCAGGGGTAATAAGACTCGAAGTATATCCACCATTGCCCTCTGCCGGAGTCATCTTCAGCATCCATCCCTCTTGGAGTCCTAACCCCATTTGAGCAGCTTCATACGAAGTAAAGAACAACGGCTGTGTCGGAAATGTAGTTGTTAATTGTTTCTTTGAGATAGCTTCCGTAAGCTGGGGATACATTTCCCTCATATCTTCAAGGGAAGTCCCGTATTGAGACAAAAGACGCTCTATCTCCAGTTGCTTAGATTGCCCGTATTTCTTTAGTAATTCCCCTTCGTTTAGCGTAAATCCGTTCATTAACCAACACCTTTACGAAATAAGATATGCCAGCAAAGCCTCCACCTTGCTGAGAGTGGCCACTGCTTCACTGCATTAACATATTCAAGAAAGTTCAATTTGCTATATTTTCTTATCTTCTTAGATACTCTTCCATTCATTCCTGTTTCTCAGTGTTAAGTTGCCCTAGCTTTCCACCAGTTCGTAGCATCTCTAAAAAGTTCGGTCTGGTTGGCTGTTTAGGTTTCTCTGGCTGTGGCTCAAGTGCCTGCCTATATTCTTCCAGATATTTCTTAATGTCGTATCTATCTGTCATGTCTCAGTCTCCTCGGCTTCTGGCCTCGCTGTTCCCTTTGCACCAGTCCCCCCTTTCTCTAAAAGAGGCAGCAGGTCTTCTTGCTTTGGCTCTTCCCTCTTGCCTTCTATCGGGCTTAACTGTCCTAGCGTTTGCCTTTGTCTCAAGATAGTCTTAATTCGTTGCATCAAGGTCTTAGCTTCAAGTTCCATTATCTCCTGCTCAATACCACTCATGTCTTCTGCTTGACGCAAAAAGCTAAGTCCCTTATTGAAGAGGGATAAAACTTCATCCATTTCTTCTGCTTGTTGCACTTGAAGCTCAAACTTCATGCCCTCTGGGTTCTGCACCTTGAGGACTTCTCGCAGAATATAGTCATCGGATACTACCCCGCGCAAAGCCTTAGCCAATGTAGCGTCGGCCGCCGTTTGTTCCTTCGATAACAGATGGAATTGATAGTTAATGGAAAACTCACCGGCAAAATCACCTGGGCTGTATGTGTTGTATCCACCTGGCCGTCCTAGCTTTATCGTCTGGTTGAGCTGCACACACTGGTCAATAATCATCCTCGAAAGAGCCTGGTAGAATGAGGCGATCATGGACAGTATAGGAGCGAAGATGTCATTGCGTGCAGCGATAAGGTTTAGTATGGCCACTGAGGACAGAGGGAAGGCCAGAGTCCCATAATCTAAGGGTGTCAGCTCGCCCCTTTGTAAACAGGTCTCTATTATCTGGTAGAGCAGCCTGGTAGCACTCTTAATATCGTTGACTGGTATTTGTCTGAACCCCCCACCTATCTCTGTTTCTATTACCACATCCTCCTCATAAGGCGAAGCATCTGCCTTCTTGCCACGATCAGGACTATTTGGACCTCTTTGAATCTCCAACCCACCCTTCAATGCCTTTCTGCTCAGTGTTTTTAGAATAGTGACAATCTCATTTTTCTCTTTCCACAAACCACGATTAGGCCAGAAGATACTCTCCCCGTCATGCTCTAGGGCATTTTCTGTATTAAGCATGCACCCAATCGGACACTTGGCAATGACAAACGGCGGGTATCCGTAAGAGTTTATTTCATCTTTGCCTATAGTCTTTTCAACGAACACCAGCTCATTAGTAGCGTTCCAGAAGTCAATGACCTGGTTCCCGCTGTCCTTCAGTTTGATTCCAATGTCGGGATATTCCCGCTCAATCTGTGCCTTTGAACGGCTACAAATCGGCGCACCCCATATCATGCCGTCACTGGCAGCGTCAAGGGGAAACCATCTCGTATCTACCGGCACAACATCGGGAATTATGCTACCCTCCCCGTCTAGCTTCAAACATGAACGAGCTCCTATTCTCCCCCGGTTACACGCTTGCTCGTTGATAAAACCGTCCAAGCTGGGAATCCCCCTCTTCGGAAGCCACTCGTCCACCATGTAGAAAATATCTTCCAGAAACTTCTCAATCTTGGTCGTCTGCTTATCTGTCAGTTCCTTGCCCTCAATGACTGTTTGCTTCTGATAGCTTCCGGTAATAGCAATAGCCTTCTTAGCGTATAGCAGGGGGTCATTCAGGGTAACATTAGACACATCTTTTTCATCTACGCTAGAGCCCAGTTGTTTCATCCTGAAGGGTTCAAGCAGGTACAGTTTCTCGTCCCCATCCATGCGGTCATAGAGAGGCTTCATCTCCTTTAATTTAGCCTGGACTAGCTTATATTCTGCTCTGCTTTCGTCACTCATCGTTGCTCCTTAGTTGTGCCCGTTCTTGGCTTTGAGCCAAGTAAATAGCTCCGATAATACCTTCGTATTCTCCTTCACGGCATCGTTATAGTTCGTGATAAACCCAGTGAGTCTATCTTCCATGAACATTCTGTCCTGGCGCATCTGATTAACAAGATGCCTATATGCCAGAAACATAATGACTGCGAGAACTCCCGCCACACCCCCAATACTGCCTATGTACTCAATGATGCTCATATTGCCCTCCTAGTATTTCCAACTTGGCGTTTTCTCTTTCTGCGGTATCGTCTCCGGGGTGAAGTCGCTATCGCTGCAAACATACCTCAGAGCTGCTAGCAGATGGTATGCCTTCTCATTATCTATTTCATTCGTGGCTTTATTATCGGCATCCAGTTTCCACATACAGTTCGAAATTTGACTGAGCGTTTGCCATAAATCATTGAAGATATAGAGCTTATTGCTTTCCTCTATAGCAATTACCCTGTCAATCTGGCTGTTCTTCCTTTCAAGCGTTGGGGGAAGTATTGACCAACCAGCCTGAGTATACCCTTGCCTTATCTCGCCTTCAGAAGTAATATTGCCCCCCCTGCTACATTTGACCGTATATCCCTTAGCCAATTCCTTGAAACGCTCAATATGTTGACCCATCGAGAAACCAGCACCAGGGCCATACTCCCGGAAGATAACCATGTCATTCTGTCTCATATATGCAGGTGTGCCCGGGGGAAGTGGCAATTTCACGCGAGCTAGAAATAGAGCAGCGGGATTTGCGGAGCCGAAGTCATGGCCAGAGTAAACGTCCCAATTATCCGGAATGGTGAAGCGGTTAATTTTGCAAAGTGGCTCATTGAATTTACTGTGAACTAACCAAGATGCCTCTATCTCATCATCCTGGGCCATAATCTCACGGCGGTATGAATCGAGAGACATATCAGTGGTAATAATTGCCAGCCCTTCTCTACTGATAAAGGGGTTTTCAAGACTCGTAAAATGAATTGTCTCCCATATCCCCGTTTTATCTTCCTGTGCCTTCTTAAACAGCTTTGAGGCATGGCGGGGGTCCCTAGCCCTGGAAATACCTGTGGCTTTTAGTGAAGGTGGCGTAAAGATAATCACGGCATCCCCATTGTTATCAAGAAGCATCGGGGCGCCCACTTCATCCCAGGTATCCTCGGCCATTAACTGAAACTCATCGAGGTAAAGGTCGTCCGCATAGTCACCACGCAGGGTATTAGCGTTCCACGCCGTTTTAGCCTTGATTCTCTGCTTCGTGCCTGCAAGCTCAATAAACCGCTCTGATTCGTTTTTCTTGAAAACACCAGCCTCTACAGGTTCGGCCAGCGCGCGTGTAATCTCATACCAAAAAGTATCAGTTTGCTCATTGGTCGGTGCAGCATATAACTGCCGCCGGCCAGCTAGGAATCTCCGAACAGCCCTAATTGAGAAACCTACAGTCTTGCCACCACGACGGCCTGCTTTTACTATTAGCCGTTTGGCTTCGGATTCTACCATCCGCTTTTGTGGTAGATGTGTTTCAGGATTCCGCAGATGTACTTGGTATTCTATCGCTGTCGTCATAGATCACCCTTAGCGTTATTTCGCCTCCGCCACCGATAGGCTGAGTAACCTTGCCTTCTGTTCGCTCAAATACTAAGTTGAGGTCGTATGACTTCTTTTTTGCTCGATTTGCTAGATTCCTAGCCAGCTTATCAACGAGTGCTTCATCACTTGCCAGTAAATCCCTCAGAGCCTCACTGACATACCTTATGCCAGGTGGTCTCCCCTTTGGGTTTCCCGATTGCCCTGGCTTAAATCCCTTCCCTTCCGCTCTACCTTTTGCAAGGTTAGCCAGTGTCTTCGGATGCTTGCCAGGGGGATATTTAGCCTTCTGTTTTTCCATCTTGTTCCTCTAAAGTTGTCCCGTCCTCAGTCCATGTAAAGTTATCGTTCCATTCCATTTTTTACCTCAGGACACTCAGCATGAACACGCCGAATGTCCAAGATTCTGTCGCCGGCCACGACAATAGGCTTCTGCTCTATGTAATACGGAGACTGAGCCTTAATCGGTTGTCCACATTTAGAACACTTGAATTCGTAATTGCTTCGATATATTCTAGGTTCGTCTTTTAGGCTCCTTCATATTACCGCTCCTATTATCCAGACTATCATGCCAGTTATTAAGACAATGAAAGATGCAAATCCAGGGACTCGCCCTATGTTGTAGTAGTGACGTTCCTTCCTCAGAGACTTCAATAAGTTCTCATCGTCATTTCCTTCATCCCAAGGCTCATACCTAGCCTTCCGTATGCAAAAGCCATCACTATACCCCTCAATTAGAGCGTGCCACTCCTGGTGAGTATCCAGGAAGGTAGAAGGCTTAATGCCTTTCAGGAAGCCCATTAGTCTTGCTCCTTCTTTTCCTTGATGTGCTGGACCGTCCTATCGCCGAACCACCAGAGGATGCAGACACTAGCTAATGCCCAGAACTTATCCGGGACAGTAATCCCTTCTATTACTATTTGAGCAATCACGGCAGCGAAGATTACACTGATTGCCGGTCTTGCTATTGCTCTTATGATTTGAACAATCGGATTCTCCATGGTGTAGCCTCCCTTAATTAGCACTTGGTTTTCTTCATTCAATCAGCCTCCCTAAATGAAAAAACCACCCGAAGGTGGCTCTAAAATGACTTGAGGGCGTAAAAACGCCCACATTGTCAAGGGTAAACCCTATTCAATTTTTTGTCAAGTTCAGCATTTTGCATACGGTTTCGTATGCTATACCGATAATCTTTTTCTCTCTTCCAGGTGTTGAAGTCCCTCGACTTCCGACCCTTCCCCTTAATATACATCAGGATTTCATAAGCCCCGGGACTGAGATTGCTTAGAGTCCTGCCATCTTCAACTTGAGTGATTAGCAACTCCCCTTGGTTTGGCGTACTCTCCAACCTCGCTTCGACCTCAGCTATTGCTATTCCTGCCTTGACGAAATAAGCCTCGGGATGGAGCTGCTTGGACTCCCCTGACTCTTCGTGCTTAGTTACCCAATCCCCAGCCCTGAATATGTCAGCGTGGTCTAGAATCCAGAGGATTTGTCGCGGGCACCAGCGTATTTCTCCATAGTGATACCATTCTTTTTCCGCTTTTTTCCCATTTTCAGTATACGAATACCATTTGCCTGGGCAGCCCTTCCAGCGTTTACACTTTCGGCAGTCAAGCTCAGCCACGCCCCATTCTCCCGTGAGGCTTCTGGCGCATGAGCTTGTCTATTTCCTCGAGGCTTTCGAGCTTCCCCTGGACTTCAATAGCCTGCTTCTTGCTCCCGGGTGGTTTGAAGAAGATGCCGAGCTCCTTTCTACAATAACGAGCCAGATTCCTCTTGCTCTGTATTGATAGGCCGTCCCAGAGTGCCATCAGAACCACCGCTTTCTCATAGCGTAGGAAGTAGCCTGGACTCTGTTCCGGACACCTAACTTCTGGTAGATGTGCGTGACGTGATTTTTGACTGTCTGATGCCCGATTCCCATGTGGCAGGCGATTTCCTTGTTCTGCCAGCCCCGGCACATGTAGCGCAGAACCTCAGTTTCCCTTCTGGTAAGTGGCCTCCGCGTTATCCCCAGGATCCTCTCTAATAGCTTTCTTATCATCGTAATAAAAAAAGCGAGCCCCCCAGGTTTCCCCGGGTAAAGCTCGCCTCCTGTTTCCCAGGTCAGCGTTTAGTTATGCTAGGTTAGTAATCTCAGCCTCCTTTCGTTCCATTATTTAAAAAGGGTGAGAATCTTCTGGCGGTACATTTTTGCACCGTATTCAAACGCTATGATTTTATCCGCTATGGCATCGTCGTATTTATCGGTCGGCATTTTCTCTGGGCTTTCAGGTATCTCCGCCTTCTCTATCTCCTCGCGTATTGCTAGGCTTAACTTGTCGAGCCCCTGCTTTGTGAAATTGAATTTACCACCTTCGGCAAAAGTGAAATCATCATTAATGAATTCTATATTTGCTATCTTGTCTCTCATCTATCTCTCCTCATTTCAGCAATCCTGCCCTCCGTGCAAACTTATCAAACATTATTGTCTCACAGCCGGTCCCGTCCTCGCAATATACCTCTGCCTTGACTGGAATCCCGTCCTGGAACACGAGCTCCCTGATATGCCCGTAGGGATGCTCTTTCCCCCAGGCGATGAGCGCTGCCTGCAAGGGAGTTAGCTTGCAATCAATCAGCTTTATACCGTCCATCTGATTCTATTATATCATTCGTATTATTCATTATCGCTCACTATCCAGATAATTTGCTGAATGTCTGCATTTCTACCGAGTAGCTCACCTGAATAATTGAGTAGAAAGTCTTTAAAATCTTTTACCTCTATGTGCCACATAGCCATACCAAACTTAGATGGTCTTCGACCATTATGATATGACGCCCTCAACGCTCTTAAATCTATCCAACTTTGTACTTTTTTGTGGTCAACGCCACATATTTCACAAACTTCCTTCTTTGTGTACCAATCATCACGATTGCGTAGGCTTAATTTCAATCGTTTAGCTTTGACCGCAACCGCATTATGTGACCGATGAAGCTTTCTGGCTATTGTCGAAATAGAATACCTATGAACCAACTCTTCCAATTGCCTTAATTCCCTGTCTGTCCAGGGTGGGCTTTTCTGCATGGCAATACCCATCCTTGCAACTTGCCCCTTAACAGCACAACATGTTACCCCAAGCTTAGACGCTATTCTCTCAGCGCTGGCATTAGTCCCATTATAATCACGCCTTACAATGGTTCTTTCCTCTTCCGTCCAGATGTGTTTCTGAGCAGTTCCTCCCTTTTTACCAGCTTGTGATAAATTCACTTTATCCTCTCAGTATCTCCGCGATCCCCTCGATGTCCCCCGGTCGCCACAGGTAAACCTCCTGCCCACAGGCTTTCAGGTCGTCAAAGGTTTCCTGCTGCTCCGGGGTCATTTTCCCCTTCTCGCTCTTGAGTTCTGCAAAAATCACCCGCTTTTGTTCCCTATTCGTCAGTAATAAGTCTAGCGTGCCCTTCGGGGAATGTATTGATGTCCAGGTGAATCGGAAACGCCAGTGGTATATCTTGCAGAGGTCCCGGATCCACTCTCTCAGGTCTCGCTCAGTTACGGGGATGGTGTCAATCCTTCTTTGCATCATCACCCCTTGGTAATTGAAGATTATGGTCTAGCATGGCTTGATAAAGTGTTTTACCCTGGCCTGTTTCCATATAAGGTAAGAATATCTGGTCAATAGTCACCATTTCGGCCTCTAGAATTGCCACTTGAGCCCGGACCCAATCTTTAAGTATTCTCCAGGCCACCCTACTTGCTTGTTCCTTTATCTTGACCTTTCGCTGCTCCTGGTATTTCGTGTCCCATCGCCTACGATTAGAGGATGCCAGTTGTTGAAGAAGGACTGCTTCAACTTTGCCCATGTTAGCGGGAAGACGAAAGGGAGTATCCCCGTAAGGCGTGGCGATGATAAATGCCAGACCCACCGGCTCGCCCTTATCACCATAAGCAATCAAAATCTGCTTAGCACCATGAGCCACTAACATGCCCTGGATCTCGCCAATCGATTTCAGGGCTGCTACTTCTGTGGTATAGTTAGCTATTGGCATCATTTCACCCCCTTTATTTCTTAGGCTTGAGCCACCGGACCAGCCCCTCCAGGAATGACACGGGGAGCTTCTGCCCGCCGTCCAGGATGCTCTCTCTGTCGATTGCCTGGTTAAACCCCGCTCCTACTCCGATGTAGGCTTTCCGTTCCCCGGTGAGCTCGTCTTCCCCGACTATGATGCCGACTGTGCCCCCGCGCATGTCATTGAACCAGTAATCATCTAGAACCTTCACGCTTTACCCTCCTTTAACTCCCAAGTCCTTTAGAAAGGCTTGCCAACACTTCTCGCATTGCCTCGTGAATTGGATAAGAGGATAATGGTCTCTGTCAGTTCTTCCTTCGGTATGAGGACAGTCGCCATCCCCCCACTCCTTTATTCTATTTATAAGTGCTTCCCATGTGAGTTTGGCTTGGGCTTGAGCTACTCTTCTGGAACCAGTTCTATCACCTAAGGGCAAGATTGGATAGCCTAACCCATCTAACTGTTCTTCACCCATCACAGTCTCTTCCCATGTCTTAGCCTGTTTGTTCATTGTGTTCCTCCTTCGTTGGTTTCATTTCTCACTCCTTCTTCTCGCTGTTCTTTCATTGCTTATCAGTGGAAGTCAGGTTCACCTTCCCGCCCGCCAGTTTTCCAGTTCTTCAGTATGCCTTTCACATAAATCCACTTCGGCTGTTCCCGCAGAGCTGCTTCTTTAATAGCCTCAATGACCCACTCGCTGGTATATTCCTCAATCGCTTTATTGAGCGCCTCTTTAAGCTGCTCAGTTATCTTCCCGATGTTGTCCTCGTAGGTTTTATAAACCCCTGAAAAAATGTCGGTGTTTACGCTGACATTTTTTTGGGGGAATAAACTACTACTACTACCTTCTACTTCTTCTTCTACTTCTCTTCTGTTCTGTTCTCTTCTACTTAGGGGGACATTTTGCTGGATAGTTTCCGTATTCTTTCCGTCAAAAGTCGGGAATTCAGGCTTTTCTTTGTCATATCTAAGCCCCGTTTGCTCACTGGCAAAACCAGGCATAACAAGATATTGTTCCGCATCAACAGTATTGCCAACAGTGTAACGATAAATTAGTGGTATGCCCTCAGAATTTTTAGAGGCTTCCATGATTTTTAACCATTCTTCGATTTGTTTTTTTGTCCAATTTTTGCGTGGAATCACTAAACTTTTGACCATTTGGGCACTGCCGTAAAAGCATCCGTTACAATCCAGATGAGGAATTAGCCATGTGAACAGAAGTTGAGCCTGCAAGGGCATATCATTAACTCGCTTACTATTGGAGATTTTCTTGTTGACCATCCGGCCTCTAGCCATGTCTCGCTCCTTTGCTTAGATTGCAATGACGACAACTCAAAATTAAATTTTCTTTTGTGTTTTGCCCACCCTCGGATATGGGTACAACATGGTCAATTTGAAAGGGAATTACATCGAGCCCGTTATAGAATTCCTTAGATTGAAGGTCAATGCCCTTCGGATTCTCTACCACTGTCGGCTTGCCATAGCGATTGATGAATTCGCCTCGTTTGCCACAGTACTGACACGTGCAATCATCTCTCTCAATAACCTCACGAGCTAGGGCAACAGGAATTGAGTGACGCTCAACCTTCTCGTCCAGGCTGATTGCCTTGCTTACGAATCTACCGCGGGCCATTCGCTTGTATTTCCTTTGGTGTCATAATTCAGCTTAGTTATCAAACATAATACATTGAGCCTTATCTACTTTAGACGCGCCTTTTCGGGATAGCCACCATTGCCACATATCTTCAGGTGTTGCCCAGCGTTTTGTTGCCTCAGTGCCTTTATCCCAATAGCGATAACAGGCTCGCTTCCATGCTCCAGCTAACTTTGGCCACCTTTCAACTTCCAAAATTGCTTGTTTGGGGTTACTCATCGGGCAGAGAACGCAGCCTAATCTCTTAAAGCCTTCATCATAGAGGCAACAGTAGACCAGACCTGCCTTTTTAATATATTCCCAGACCTCGGTGGAACTCCAGTCTATAATGGGATGCACAAATAACTTTGTTTTATCCTGTTGGCAAACCTCGACCATTCGCCTCGATTTCCTCCGTGAACTCTCTTGCCACCTGATACCAGTTAGGACTCGCCTTCCACTACCGTGTTGCTCCTTGATTAACTCACAACACCATCTGCCTTGTCGTCTTGGCATACCGTGTATCATTACACCTTGCCAGACTGACATCTTAGGGTGATCACGGATGACATCGGGGTAATGTTGCCGAATAAACTGAATTAGCTCAGGTGGATCAATACCACCCTGAGAGTAGTGAGCATCGAACTTGACACTGGCCTTCAGAGCCAAGTCATAGATTACTATGCTGTCCTTCCCACCACTAAACGCAAGATAATATCCTTCAGGTGGTTCAAATTCTTTTAGCCGGGCAATCGCCATTTCCACTTTATTCAATCCTGCGAAATTTAATTGTGATAAGGCCATCTGTATTCATTTTATCTCTGGCATCTCCTGTCTTAAAGTATGCCCATAGTTATCGCATAAGCCAGTAGGTATTTGCCCATCCGTGGTTCGTAAAAGGGTATCAAGATTATCCTTTAGAAACACCTTGACTCCCGCCTTGTCCGCAGCCTCGACAATTTCACGCAAGTCCTCGATACGAGGCTGTGCAGTTAATTTATTCCCGTATCGCATTATTGCCAGTTCAGGATATTTGTCACAGAGGGATACCATTTCAGGTAGAGTGCCAGTGCAAGCCCCGATGATGAGCCAGTTGATGCCAGCCCTTTTTAGCCAATACAAAAACCTCACTTCCCATTGAAGGTCAGTATTAAAACCCTGCAATAATGGCTCAAATGATATGAACTTGACCTTCGCTTCTATATCTTGCAAATGATATACGGCGTGATAAAACATAGTCTGATTCGTAGACGTCACGCCCACGAAGCAGTTGTCAGGGAAGGGTGAGAATTCAGGCAGCCGTTGTGCTTGCTTTGTGAGGGTATAAAACCGGTGTTGAGGATTCTCCCTCATCATTTGGAGCTCGGCCATGGTCCATTCCCTCGGCCAGTAATCTCCCATCCAGTCGCTCATATCATCCAGGAAGATACCAGTGGGCTTTTGGATTGCCCTTATCTTATCCAAGCGTTCTGGCCACCAGCGAGGATAGAAGGGGTCATGCCTTATGGCTTCAGCATCGCCTCGCATCAATGATAAATTCCCATCCTCAAAGTCGAAGGGGGCAATATTTCTATTCGCCAAGTACCTCTGCTTCAATCTCACATGTGCCAGCTTATAGGCATAGCAGGGGAATAAACCACCCAAGCATAAACCCTCTGGCGTATGGTTTAGGCAGCCTGTTTTGCTGTTTAATGTAACCCCGCGGCTGCCGTCAGGATTACGAACCCACTCAATTCCTGTCATAATTACCCCCTATAAAGGGATAGCGGGGGTTGGTTAGGCCCCCGCGCCACCTATATCAAAAAGGAGTGTGAAGAGAAGATGGTCATTATTCTTAGCTACCCATTTAGCCACTGTTCCCTCCTACATAAACCGGTTTGCCTGTTATTTCCTGCACCTTTCGCCTGAACATATCTGCGTCAGAATTATTATCGCTCAGGTGGAGCAGGTGTATCTCTTCGACCTTGCTCAAGTCGTTTGCCCGGAGCATCCCAACCAGCGTCTCCAGACTCATGTGGTCCTGGAGAATTGACCGCCTTAGCTCTGATGAAGGGGTGTTATCCTTGAGCAGAGGCGAGCTGTAATTCGCCTCAATCATAATGATTTGAAGATTATTGAAACGATAGGGGCAGTATGGAGTATCTGTTATATAGACTGCTCGCTCGCCCTTACTATTTGCAAAAAGGAATCCACAGTTAGGGACATCATGCTTGAGCGGGAATGCCTTAACTGAAAAAGTGCCGATTCTGAATTGCTGGAGTAAATCAATCTCGTGGATTCTGTGTCCAGATAATCCTAAAGCCTCCCTCGTTTCGGGGAGAAGGTAAATATCTTGCCCTGCTTTTGCCGCCTCGCTTATACCAGCAGAATGGTCCCCATGGGAATGACTCAAACAAATAGCAGAATACTCCGAGGTCTTAAAGCTAAGAGCTTTTTGAACTTGCTTCCAGGGGAGACCACAGTCAAGCATAAGAGAAGTCTCTCCATCTGAAAGGGTATTCAAATTCCCTGAACTTCCACTGGCATACGACTTGAATGCAATCATATTATAATTAGCCTTATTGTCTCCTGTTTTTGCCTTGTTCACTCTTTGGTATCCATCGGCAATTACTTGGTTCATAATTACCATAGGGGTTTATACGGTCTATTGTCAGATTATTCCTGTAGCCACTCGCTAATGCCCAACTCCTAAATAGCACAAAGGTTAACCACTCTGTACACACTTGAACTCCCTTTGCACCATAGTATTTGAAACTCTTGGCATGTGGATTTCTACATCTAACAAGCATGCTCTTCCAGATAGAATGAAGCCTAACAGGAGTACTCCCGTGTGTGAGTCTGGATTTAGCAGATATAGTTTTTAGATTACAGCCACAACTTTGAGTATGTCCACTTCGTAAATTGTATATGTGTACTATGGTTTCCTTGCCACATTCACACCGACAAAGGAACATGCGCTTACGATACTTGCCCCAATATGTTGCTTCAGCTTCTCCAAGCACTGTTAGGTTACCGAATTTAGCCCCAGGTAGTATCGGTTTCCCCCAATGGATTATTCTAGGATATATGCCTTTCATCTAGAATCCCGGCTCCTCCTCCGGTCCCTTCTTGGGCCCTACCCTGACTACCGCTACCCGGGTATAACAATCTGCCGGACTTTCCGTTATCTCTGTCTGTTTCGAAACCCCGAGCTCAGCCAGAACTTGCTTTGGCTGCAAACCGAAATCATCAAAACATGCCTTCAGCATAGCTTCTACTGTTTTAAGGCTCGCAGGATCGCGGTCTATCGTTTTGTCCTCGACAATCTTCCCGGTCTCGGGATCCACGTCGACAAAGTCCTTGTTGGCGTTTTCCTCAATCTCGGCTTCGAGCTCAAGAACAGCTCCCTCTTCGTCTGAGCGGTTAAAATGCTCCAGGAATAGATTATCGTCAGAACTAGAATTGATAAGCGCCTTGCAAGCCCGGTTGGTTACGGTGCGCTTCGCCATTTCTTCAGGAAATTGAGAATGCACTGAAGTAGGCGCATTAGGGTCCATCTTCGATTTAGCCCATGCCTGTTTTATTTGGGCAATAGTCATAATCTCGGTGAACGGAGCCTTACCAGACTTGAACTCAATCACACAATAAGCAGCTACAATGGCCGTTGGCTTGATATTCCCTAGCTTCTGCTGATGCTTGGTCACAAACTTTCGATGGTGGGAGATCGTATATTCAAACTCATCCCCTTCATAAACGACCTCAGCCCAAATATCACTTGCTCTCGCTACCCTCTGAGCTACTGCCATGGTGCCGAAGTAACTCCTTTGGCATACAAGCTTTGTCCCGTATGCGATGAAGTAGCATTGATCCTTGCCAGGGTTTAACCCCTGGACAGCCATGTCGAGAAGGGCATTTGCTATACTGACTTGAGAACACACTTGGAGAACCGGGCGCTTATCCTTATCAACTGCTTCCTGGAGCGCCAGCCAAGCAGACTTCAAAGCGTTCTCGATGCTGTAGTTTGCCGGTAAGATAAGCTCCTTGTCGTCTGTGTAGGTTCGCAACTTTGAAGTTACGAGCGCCACTATATCAAATGGCTTAGCTACTGCCGTGTCCTTTTTCTCCGTTGTTTTTTCCATTATTCGATTCCTCCTTTTTACTACTTCTTTGTCTCGCCTGGTAAGACTAACAATTCAGGGTGGGGATAGGTTTCTCTCATTGATAGATTGAGCTTCAAGGCTTCTATGCCTAGATTGAGGGCTTTCAGGTAATCTCCCCAAGTGACTGTAGGTTCCTTATCTGTGGAGTGTTCAAGAACTTCGATAGCTTCTTTTGGTGTCACCTTTCCCTCCTTTTTTATACTGCTATAGCTTCTTTTGCTGCTTCGATTCTAAGCACCTTGTCGGCTTCGCTCACATATAGCCTGATTTGCTGCCCCTTTGTCTGTAGTAACTGCGTGACAGCCTCAGCGTTATCTATCCATATCGGAGCGTCAAATTGGAAATGCTCGCTCAAGGTGTTAATAATGTCGAGCCCGATGTTTATTCGCGCCGAGTTGTTGAGCGCTGAGCTATACGGGACTCCGAGGTATATCGTCTCGCATACTTCCTCTACCCCGCCGTTCACTAGCTGGTTGAACAGCTTAAACCTTGCCAGCTCAAAGCGACTATTTATCCTGTCCTCGAGTAGATTAACCTTTGCTCTAACAAACTGCTCAGTGAGGTATAATTCCCCTTCCAGCCTCTCAAACTCTTTAGCCAGTGTTCTTTCCTCAGACTTCAATTCCTCGATGCGCTGTAGGCCGGCTTCGCGCTGCTCGATTTTTGCTATTGCCGATTCACATTCCGCTATCTTTGTGTCAATGGCAGAGAGAATTAACCCCAGGGCCTCGACCGCCCCGCTATTAGTAGCTTTGAGCTTTTCAATATCCAGCTCTATGGTTTGCTTCAATGCCTGTTTCTTGGCATAGGTATCATCGTGTGCCTGAAAAGGTGCGCCGGCCTCTAACGCTGAAACCTTGTCTTGGACGCTGCCTATCTCTTTGATCAATTCAGCTAGCCTTGCCTCGTTGTTTGTATTCTCCAGTTCAAGTATGCCGACCTCTTCGTTTAATGCCTTGACCTTTGCCTTAGCTGAGTTTCCCGCAGCAGTAATTGACGCCAGCTCGTTTGCCTTCTCCTGGTTAAAGTTGGCCATGGCCTTCTCCCTGGCTGCCTCTAATTGGTCCGGCGGTAATGATTGCCCACACGCCGGGCAAGTATCGGACTGCTCAAAGGTAAAGTTTTCAGAGTTGGTTATACTCCAGTCCTGGCGAAGCCCATTGAGCTTAGCATTAAGCCCTTCTATAAGCTCTTGCCGCTCTTCTATCTGGCCACCCCGCAGTGCTATGGCAGAATTAACCTTTGCCAGTTCATCCTCTAGCTTTCTCAATTCTACCTTCGCCGCTTGCGTTTCATCGGCTGCCGCCCCCCGCTGTTCGTTCTCTAGCTGAAGTAACTCGGCCTCAATCACCCTCAGCTCTTTTGTCTTTTCTGCCACTCCGCCGCCGGCCTCGAGGTTCGCAAGTTCCCGGGCTTTCACATTGCGTTTCTCTTTCAAATCCTCAAGTTCTATTTTAAGGCCCGGTGCATCGATAGCATCGGGTAAACCGCGCTGAACCTCACTAATGCGCACAGGTATCTTCTCTATATCCTTATTGATTTCTGAACGCCTGGCTGCTATGACCTTGCGATGGTCCTCGAGCTTATGGCCATTTAGAATCTCAGGTAGTTTTGCCAGCTTAGAATCACTGGCTATTACCTCAGCATCGCTCAGGTCTCCGCATACTTCTAAGAGTAGCTTCCTGCGATCCTGCCAGTGTAGGACTTCATTGAAATGCCGGGGATTGGTGAGCAGCTTAAAAGCATCTTCATCTATGACACTGGCGATCCTGGCTTCATACTCATTCTTTTTAGTGGGCACTCCGTCCAGGAAGTAGTTTGTGGTGTGGCCCGTGAATTCCCGCTCTAGCGACCCTCGCTTTTTGGTCCAGTTCTCGGAGTAGACTTTCTTTAGGCTAAGTTGTCTCCCGCCAATTTCCAGCACACCTTCAACCTCATGCTCCAAGCCGTGTATCGGCTCACCGTCTACTCCAAGTGTTTTGATTTCGAAGTCCTTCCGGTTGGCTGAGTCTTTATCGAATAGTAGCCACGAAAAGGCATCGAACAGAGTTGTTTTGCCTGTCCCGTTATCCCCGAAGATTGCCTGTGATTCGCCGAATGTCTCCAGGTTAAACTCTTTTATTCCCTTGAAGTTTCTTAATTTAAGATTGATAAGTTTCATTACACCCCCCCTGCGCTGCTGCCTCAAGTGCTTTATTCTTTGCCAGGACATCTTGCCACCTGGGGTCAGTGTGAGGATCGTCAATCCATATCAATTCGTAGCCCTCTGGACACTTCTCTTGGTAGATTTCATGC